ATTAATAAGAGACTCAGAATCTACAAATCATGATGAAAGAGCCACTAAATTGAAACTAAATACTCAATAAGGCATCAATGAAATATAGGGACTTAGACATCTTCTTTAAAAAGAATGTAGACACCGGAGACATATCATTTGTATCCAACAATTCTTCGATTATTCAATCGATAAAGAACATTGTTCTGACTCGAAAGGGTGAGCGTCCTTTCAATAATTATTTTGGAACCGGAACTGTTGATTTGTTGTTTGACAACCCATCTCCAGTTGATATTGCGTTTTTGCAAAAAGATATAAAAACGATTCTAGAAGAAATAGAACCAAGAATAATAGTAGATTCTGTAGAAGTCTTGTATCCGCTTGAAGATACAAGCGAGGCTGATGCCAAAATAAATATAAAGTATAAGTTAAATAATGGTCAACAAAACTTCCTAACCCAAACACTTGTACTAACGGTATAAAAATATGGCACAAATTAACCTATCAGAACTAGACTTCGACAGCATACGGACTTCTTTGGTTGATTACCTAAAGAAGCAAGATACCGTAAAGGATCTTAACTTTGAAGGTTCTGCTGTTAACTTTCTATTGGATTTGCTGTCATATAACACTTTATATTACGCTCACTTTGCAAATATGATCTCTAACGAGTCCTTTTTGGACTCTGCTCAGTTAGAAAGATCGATTGTATCGTTGGTTAAACCATTAGGATATGTTTTACCAACCAAAACAAGTGCTATCACACGAATTAAATTGAGAAGTGTTACTAGCACTTCAGTTATTGATCCATTTACAGTCAGTGTTTATGGAGTAACCCCAGAAGGTCTACGATATCAGTTTTGGAATATAGATTCCATTCCAGTTGGTGGTTCCTCTGCTCCATCCAACGAAACTGACTATTTCACCATGTATGAGGGTGTAAAAACAGAATTGAGTTATGGTGGAGATGGCTTTGATTTCCCAGATCAGAAGATATTCATTCCTGATTTGAACATGGACATCAGAACACTCAAAGTAGCAGTACAACGAACCACTGATGCCATCTATAATTACTGGACAAGAGTAGACACATATAGTGGTGCATTCATAGAACCAACATCAAATCTGTATAGTCTAGAAAGAACTACAGCCGGTTTTATTGTTAAATTCAGAACCACATCGAGTTCTTCTGCAAATTTGGTTGCTGGAGATAAAGTAAAGATTCAATATATTTCTTCAAATGGTTCAAATGCAAATGCCGCTGCTACTTTTGTTCCAGTGGTAATTCCTAATGGAAGTTCTATTATAAATGTACAACCAGCATTTGGTGGTATGGATTCTCCTGATTTAGATGAGGCAAGAAGAATAGCACCAAGCGTATTCTCAGCACAACAACGACTAGTAACCAAATCTGATTACTATGGTTTCTTGTCTCAGATGGGATTTTCCAATATTAATGTATGGGGCGGTGAGGAAAATTCACCTCCAATATATGGAAGATTATTATTCACTGCTGTTGATATTGCAACTAGTGATAATTCCATCATAAAAGATGCTATTGCAAAAATAAAGGAAAGATCAGTTGTTACTATCTTGCCAGAGTATATTCCACCGAAGGCAATGACTGTGAATTTCACATTAAATACAGAGTACGGCACTAACGCGGCAACAGATCCGACAACAGCAATAAATGGAATAATTACTGATTTAGAAGCAATGTATCCAATTGGATCATTCGGTTCTAGTTTAAAATATAGTGATGTCAATTCTACTGTAGAGTCTTATACTGGCTATAATATAGTCTCTGTAACGGATCTAAGTTTGCAATATACTCTCTTACCATCAACAAGAACTACTACATTAAATTTTAAAAATAGCATCAAAAAAGGAAAAGATTCAACTTCAGGTGTTGGTGTTGTATCTTCTAAATTCGTAAGTCCATATTATACACAGGGAACTGGTGTACAAATCAGAGATGTTCCTGTTATATACACAAATACAACAAATCCACCATCCATCGGAAAATTAAAATTATATGGTATACCTGCTGGTTCATCAGATGCTGCTGTAGATTTAAATGCAGTAGTAGGTGAAGTAAATTACACACAAGGCACAGTATCTGTATATCCAAATCTTTCTACTGATTCATTTGATATTAAAGTCATTCCAGTAACAACAACACTGATTAATTCTCAAGATGAAGTTTATTTGAAACTCAACATAACAGGTACAACACCAGTAGCAAGATAAAATGCTAACAACAGTTTTACTTAAAAAACCTCAAACAACACCATCCCAAAGTATATTGGATGAGGCTATTCCATTTAATAATTTTGTAAAGAATTTAATACAAAATAATGTAACTTCTAGTTCTGATCCAGTGGGGCAGAATTATTGCGTGGCTCCATCTGTAATAGAATCACAAATTCCATTTTGGATTAAACAAAATTACGGTACAGATTCTAATGAAAATTATCTAATAGCATTCTTAAAGAGTTACTATAACTGGATTTATTGTGGTTTTAAGAAACAAGATGTTCAACTTACACCGTATGATATCGAAGAACTGTTAGACATAGATCGTGTTCCAGACGCTTTCTTAGACGAATACATCAAGTCATATGCTCCATTTATATCTCTGCCGTCAATTTCAGCAGTAGACAAACAATATGTTCGATCATTTATACGATCAATTAAGAGTGATTTCTTGATCACAAAAGGAACAGAGCCAGCATATCGATATCTTCTAAAAACTCTATACAATGTTACCAATGTTAGTATAGATTACCCCAAGAAGTATTTGATGAGACTCAATGGTGGTAAATATGTTGATTTTTCTTGGGGATTAGATCCAACAACTATAATAGATCTTCCAGAAAACTTTGATCCAGATAACCCAATTCAAAATGATGTATTGGCTGGAAATGTAGGATACAGTACAACTAGACCAAATTTGTTTGGTGCTGCTTTAAATGAAGCAGTTCTTCCAGATGATTATTTTTGGCAAGAATATTCATATATTCTTACGTCAGATGCAACAACAGAACAGGCTATAAATTACAAAAATACATTATTGGCTGGAACACATCCGGCTGGTATGCTGGGTTTCTTTGAGCAATATGTTCCACTAGATGATGTCGATACTGGTGCAGATGATAATGATGACACAGGTATTCCTATTGATTATGCAGAACTTCCTGTAATTGGAAGATATCTATTGATGTTTCCGGGGATAACAGGCGGAGGACCTCTAGGTGGTAATGGATCAGTTTTTTATGCTTTATATCAAAGACCTAATTCATGTGGTGATGCAGTAAATTATCAATGTTATTGCTGTTCTAATTATTGCGATCCAATGGGTACTACTGGATATTATCCACAACATGACTGGCCATCATGGGATTCTGATGTTCGTATTGACATACAAAGATCAATAGAAAAAACTCTTGGTAATATGACAATTCAATCTTTTATAGAATTAGCATCCCCGGCGGCGCCTTCACCAAATTCTAATCGTTTAACTTGCGAGATTGTAGGATGTGCTGGATGCACATAAGGATAAAAAATGACAATTAAAAACCAAATAAAATCATTTACTGCAAAATCAACAAAAGAAGAAGTTACTAAATTTTTCGTTTTTATGGGTGGTATATCGGGTTCTGCTGCTTCTGTTGATGACACAGATATTACATTGGTTAGTAGAATTACAGAAGATGAAGTTTCAGTTGTTGTTCCACGAGTTAATTGGTCATACAATTCTGAATATGAACCATATTATGTCGGTTCTCTTGGAGATAGATCTTATGTTTACAATAATCTAAGTGATATGGTTTATCTTTGCATTGGTAAAAATCAACCAACTGGATTGGTTGGAGAAACTAGTTTTCCTTCAACACAACAACCAACACACACTAATGGAATTCAAGTATATTCTGACGGATATGCTTGGATGGCTGTATATAAGGTTGATTTTACTTCAAGCAAATTTTTAACAGAAACAGTATTGCCAATTTCTAGTTTGTATGATTATACAACTCAGATAACATCTGGATCATATTCTTCAAAATATAATTCTCTTTGTTCTCACGGTGCTGGTGCTACTGGTTCTTGCTATTTTTATTATAACCAAGACACAATAGATCCATTAACTTCAGTAGTACTCAACAAAGGAGAGTTAGTGTCTGGTGTTGGTTCTTCTAATTGGACATGTTCTGTTTGTCACTCTGTTGGTGATATGCTAGGATATAAATCAATCCATATTGATTATCTAAATTCACAATCATCTATTATAAGAAACCCAATTGATGAATTAGTAGCCAATTTGGGTTCTATTGATGTGAATAATCGCTATTACATTCAATACAATAATTACCTATATGGTCAAAATTTAAATGGTGGTATTGTTTATCTTCAACTTGATGTTTCTAATCTTTCCATAGAAGATAGAATTGTAACAGTACAAAAACCAGAAATTACAATCCTAGATCCATTAGGAATAGGTGCAGCAGCAAACATAGAAACATATTATGATATAAGAAGAAATGCATTTATAGCAAATGGTATAACTCTCCGTTCTGCTGGTACTAATTTTGAAAATCCACATTTTAGCATACCAAATGCGGTTAGCACAAATCTCCAACATGCCATAAGTGCTGTATTGATGCCTGATTTATCAGATCCATCTACTTTCTTACCAACACCAAGAATATCAATAATAAAACAATTGTCTGCAAATGATATTTCTGGTTCAAGTATTTTATCAAAACAAACAGTATTCTCTAAAGTAGGAATTGTCAAAAATATCACAACAACTAATGGTGTAGATCCAACAATAAATCTACAACCAAATGAATCAGATAATGGAAGAATGACAACTCTTATTACATTAGATGCAATTTCAGGATTTGGTTCACCCGTCGTACCAGTTATTGAAGTTGGTGAAATTTTTGTTGATAACACAGCAGGAACTACAATAATTACAATTAAAACTAATGATGCAACAGCAACACAATCAGACTATAGTTCTGCGTTAGTTGCAGTAGAAGTCAATTATGACGAAACAGAGACAGCAGTATCTTCTACTTTAGAAATTGCAGGTGCCGATGAACTATTGTTCAGCGTCTTAACTGCTGCGGATCAAATCAAAATAGGTAGTGATACCTTCGTAGTAAGTGATATATCAGAGCCAAAGTATGAACTAAATAATATTGAATATGTTTCAACAAAAATATTAAGTAACAACATTTCATTCGATACCACGACTGGTTCGGATTCTTCCGCAAAACTTTCATTTCTAATCTAATATGGCAAACGTAAGTATAACAACAGAAACTTTAAATAGTGTTCCCGGATTTACCCCACCAAACTTTGGTGCTGTGGATTTTGGTATTCCAGCCAACGGAATATATTCTGCTGGATATAAAATGATTGCGTTTGAGCCTGGTAAAATATTACAAGCCCAAGAATTAAATGAAATTCAATTTAGAATGAATGTAGAACAAACATTAACACATCAAATGTTTGCTAATTGGTTGAATGCTTTGATAAATTATGGTTCATCCTCTTCTACTGGACCGGGTTGGGAAGGTGCAACTCCATTAGACTTAGATTTATTAACATTTAATCCTGTATTGAATACATTAACATTTAATATTATTCCAGATAAATCTTGGTACTTATGTAATGCAAATTCATTTGGACTATATTTTTGGTTATATTTAAAAACTAATAGTATTCCTCAATTTAGTTTAACAGATATTCCACAAAATAATTTTATTGGATTTTCTCTGAATACAACTGCAAATGAAACATATACTGGTGAATTAGCCACTTGTGATACTGTTGGATCATTGGGAAATAATCATCCACTGAATGTTAGAAACACATCTACATGTGGTTCTGGTAGATATTACATAAAAATTACAGGAATAACCACATCCGATACACAAATTACCAATGGTTTTGTTGCAATAGCACAAAATAGATCCGATGGTTTGTATTACCTAAATAACATTAAAGTAAAAGAAATAACAGGATAATATGTCTGACTATACTTCAATAGGCTCAATAAATCTCGGAACCACATTCGGTGCTTGGTATGCCAAGACGAATGAGATGATCACTCGGTTGAATACTCTCAAAGTAGGAGGAATCACCGGGGGAGATGGTATTCTTGTTACTCCACACCCATCAACTCAGGGTGGCTATACGTTAGACATCGGAAGCACCATAAGCAAAAATGTAACATTCAACGGTAATGTTACTATAAATGGTGTTTTGTCATCAGGTTATGGTGTAGATGTTTCTGGTATTAATGTCGTTCTACCA